CAGTGCGTTGTTTTGCTGGGTTGTAATCCCATATGCTGCTACGTGGACGTGTCATAATACCGTATCTTAGAGCGTCATAAAGGTGATCCTCTGCGTGAGTATCAACATCTTCTGGGTTTTTCTTATCCAGAGGAATACTAGGAATCTGTGCAATAGTGTTAGTGCAGTTACTCATGAATACAAGTTGAGGCTTATCTGTGAACTCATCCACCTTTAAACGTCTATGTATTTCGTTTTTACCTGCGACACGTGAACCTCTTGACCTGTCAGACGGACGCCAGCGGCACCCTTTCATATTCATCTGCTCTGCCAAGCTAGGTCCAGTGTCGCCACGGTTGTGCCATAAAGAACTATCTAGCACCCCGTATCTCATTGTACCATCTTTTGCTTCTGCTTCAAGTATTAAATCTGCTAGATCAGAAGCTGTTACTTTAGAGACATACATCTCACGGTACACAATCACCTGTTCATCAGGTGCTACAGCGAACCAGAGAACACCAGTGTAGCTACCATAACCGTAATCGCAAGCCCTAAACTTTGCCCAAGAGTCAGGTATCTCAAATGAGTCCACGACATGTACTTTTCTGTCAAACTCTGGAAAAGCGGCACCCTCATTAATATCCCAGTTACCTTCAAGTAGCTGCTTACGCTGATGCTCCGGCAGAGAGAGAAGCATCGCTTCATAGTCGCCAGAGTCAGATAGGTACGGATTATCAAATAGAGAGGCTGGAATAAAGCGGCGCTTAAATAGAGGCTGACCCTCTTTACTATGGCCCTGCGGAAAGGTAATCGTTTCGCCAGAGTCCAAATGTGTAGCCCAAAAAGCTTTACCTGCTCTTTCAGGGTCAATAAACATCTTCTTAACCCAAGCATGTCCTGCTCCTCCGGGGTTTGTTGTTGCTCTCATGTAGAGACCAAGAGTTGACGAATGTGCAGACCTCAAGCGAGATCTCATATAATCCCAAGCGTAAGGTGAAGTCCATTGAGTAAGCTCGTCAAATCCAATCCAGTTAAAAGCCTGACCTTGATAACGTGTGACATCTGTATCCTTATCCAAGTATGACATCCAGAGGCGACCACCTCTAGGTGAGATCCACTGAGACTTTCTCTCAGACCATTTAATGCCTGGTACAGCACGGGGATACAGCTCCTGTGACTTTTGTATTAGTTCCCTTAATTCTTCTGTTGTGTGACGTACAAGCAGGCCACTAAAGTTAGGATCATTCAAACCATGTAACGGATCTGCAAGCATGGCATAAGACTTACCACCACCAGCTGCACCACCATAAAGTACTTCACGTTCTGACGAACTAAGGAAGCTTGTCTGGGGGCCGGGGTTTGGCTTGAAAACCACTTCCATAGCCACATCTACATCATACTCAGGGGCTTTGACCTGTGCAGGAACAGTCTCTACTTTGGGGGTTGCGACTGCTTCAACTGTCTCTGTCAATTTCTGCGTATGCCCCGACCCCTTTGGTTTCAAGCTTCTCGATTTCCTCAAGGGTTTCTTTGAGCCACTTGGCAAGCTTGCGTTTAATTGCAATCGCTTTTCTACGTTTTTGCTCAATCTCAACTCTTTTCTTTAAACCTGTGTGGCCTATTTCACGGCCTGTCTCTTTACTTAACCAGTGTGCTACTGCACGGTAACTATACTGTTTAAGATGTCGTTTAGCAAGCTCTAATGCTTCTAACTCAGATTCAATAGGTACGAGTAACTTATCGTTATCGGGGTGAAGTTCATAGCCAAAAGGTATACGTCTTGTTATCCTGACTATAGTGTGCCATTTCTTACTGTTATGCTTTGGAGGTAACGGTAACTGCCAGAAGCCTAGATCTCTTTCAGGTACTATTCGTTTGAACCTTCTTTTGGTGGCAAGTAGAATATACCTCCACCGCCTGATGTAACATCTATTTTGTCTACCTTACCAAGGCCAGCACGATCTAGCAAGTCTTTTGCTGCTACCATCTTCTCTTTTATGCCTAACTCCGTAGGGTCATACAAAGCACCAACCATAGACATAGCTGCCTTAGGTGCCATACGAGCAAAGTAGGAGCGTGTCTTCTCACCAATCTCATCCTTGAGAGACTCAACAATAGCAGAAGTACTTGAAGCAGGGTCATAACCTGCAAGCTTCTTAGCTGCTACTGCATCACCGTTAGCCTCATCAAAGAGTACCTCCAAGAAGCGCTGTTGCTTTTCTGTTAATGCTCTAGCCATGTTATTTCCTTATAGAGGATTATCGACTAGCTCATCATACGCTTTCCAGATGTCATCCACTTCTGTCTGTAGAGTATCTAGCGTATTGCCTAGTCCGTCTGTAATAGTTGTAGCCTTATCTACTTGGCTACGTAAGTCTAGGAGCACCTTCTGCTGCTCTAAGATCTGTGACATGTTTGTACTTAGCTGTGCAAGCTTCTGGTTCAAACCACGTACATCATTATCTGCAATGGCTTGCTCTAGTGTTTGAATACGAGATACAAGCTTAGCTTCTAGCTCCTGAGACTTAGTAAGCAGCATGGAGTCTAGTGCTACAATCTCACCGCTCAGGTTGTTGTTAACCTCTGTTAGGTTGCGCTGGGCTACCGTCTCAACAGATGTAACACGCTTATCCAAGCTACCAGCTTTAACATCAAAGGATGCAGACTTATCTACAACTTCTGCAATACCAGCCTCTACACCGTAGAAACGCTGAAGAGTATCATACGACCAATACACACCGCCTGCAACTGTAGAAAGAACTGGAAGTGCTACTGCAACCATCCAGCCCTTAATGTTGTATCCACCTACGCTAAACTCAAAGTCCATCATTGTGTTGGCATTGCCCCGTACTGATTAATGTATTCACCTGCTGCATAGATCTCTGTAGCATTCTTCATCTCAGGAGTCAAGTAACCCTGGAAGCCTGTACCAAAGCCTGAGTCATCCCAAGTAATTACAAACTCATCAACCGACTGAGTATATGTAATAGCTGTGTAGCTACCTACCATGTAGTTACCCTGTGCAGCATAATTGTCTACAGATGCTGTAAGCTCATCGTTGTTAGCAGCAGCCATGAAAGCACCAGCCTGCTGTGCAAAGGTCTCTACAGCAGCTACTGCCTCGTTATACTCGTTAACCTCAGCAGCGTCTAAGCTGTATGCGTCTGTCTCAAGCATACCCTGTAGCTCAACCTGCTCAGGCTTAGTGTCGGCCTCTGATGCAATAGAAGCTACCTCAACCGCTGTCATAACTATAGCTGTAGCAGCAGTCAGGTTATCTACGGCAGCGTTCAAGCTATTCATAGCAGCTGCATGTTCCTGCATAAACATCTGCTCAGCTGTACTAGCTATAGCGTAGTCATGGTTCAGTACAAGTTCTTTAGCTTCTAGGTATGCACCTAACTCATCTGTGGTTATGATACCATCACTAAGTGCATCATCGTTAATCACACCACCGATAGCAGCATAACCTACAGCACCTACAGTTAATACTGCACTATCTGTTATGCGATCCTGTATATCACTGATTGAAGCTATGAGTGCATCAATCTTTTCCTGACCCGTCATTGAGTATTCTGGACTACTCAGATCCAGACCCCCTGCGTTTGCTAGTGCGGAAACGCTCACTAAGGCTGAGCTTAGGAGTATCGTCTTCAACGGTCTCTTCATCTGTGTCTTCCTCTCCTACCCTCAATAGGGTGTTCCAGAACTCTTGGTCTGTCTCATACCCAACGACATAAAGCGCTGGACTCTCTCTGTATTTATTTATCGCTGCCTTCCCCATGAGCAGCTTTCCCGTCTTACTGTCGTTTATAGGGCATGGTGTATTCGCTAACATCATACTACGGAATACGATAGGGTCTTGGCATAACACAGATATAGCTGATACCTGTAACCCTAACCCACCTACTTGCTGCGGTGCTCCTAAGAGCCTAGCATTCTTACGCCTGTTACAAGACTCATCCTGCTGCATAGCGCCTCGAGATATACCTATAACACTTATCTGTATCCCTGTAGAACTAGGAAGTAAGCAACTGTCATTACCACCGCCACCCATCATTGTAGGGGCTATTGCTGACATAACAGGGGCAGCTGAACCAGCACCCGTAGCATTGTAGTTATTAGTAGTAGCAGTGTCTGTGTTGTTACTGTCTACGGTACTGTTCTCGTTACTTGTAGAGAAGTCACCAGTAACATCACCAGCCTGCGCAGTCATCCCCAATAACATCACGGAGATCAGGGTCACTGCACATAAGCTGTAGAGCGGCGTCTTTCTGACCGATATATGTAAGAGTTTGTGCATCTAAGTTCCGTTGGCATTTGCTATCATTAGCGGGGCAAGAGGAAGGTAAGACCACATTTGAATTACTACATGCTGTAGTTATACTCATACAAAGCAGAAAAGCAAGACTATTTGAATGATTCAGCCACGACATTGCGGATTTCACCACGTGCGATACCGATGTCATGAAGTTCTTTGTCTGACATGTTAGTGAGAATCCAGTAGTCTGCACGAGCCTGTTGTGCTTTCTGTAAGCTTGCCAAGTAGTCTGTGAATGTTTTAATAATAAGTGCGAACATTGTTGTGTTTCCTATGTTATACCTAGCTTCATTGCTAGGGACGTACATAGTTATACACAGATGTCAGACAGTTACCTCTACTAAGTTTGCATACCCGCTATTCACTAAACGCCTGAGAAGGTCTCTGTAACAGTTACGATAGTGTCTAGATGACCTGCATGTGCAGGCTGTACTTGTATCTTGTCGCCCGGTTGCAAGATAAGATCAATGTCTGAGAAACTTATGTAATCACTGTGAGCTAGACTTTTGCCGT